GAAACTTCTCCAAAACTGATCCGACATCTCCAGTGACTCCACCGCCAGCGTCAATAACAACAACGTGGAGAGCATCGTTTGTTCCGTCTCTTCTCGATACATAATTATTTGTCTTAGGTTTGTTGAGTACTGATCTCCAAGTTATAGTTGTGAAATCAGAACCACCGTCTGCCACACTTGTAAGTATGTTTTGACTGTTGTACCAGTCAGCAGATGTGATTGTTGAACTCTTACCTACAGTTGTTCCTGAGTTGTTTACGATGTTGAGCATCGTACCTGTCTTGAACTCATACTGTGAGTTCTGCTGATACTCTACTAATGTCTCAGTGCCACCGATAACTGTGCTTACAACCTTTACATCGATTGTAGTTGCAGTCTTACCAGTAACCACACCTTTTAGAATACCTGTTGCTGCAGCAGTTGTACCAACTCCAACAGTGACTCCTGTTAGTGCCTGTGTTACACCAAATCCAACCTTAGTAGCAGCGATTGTTCCTGTCTCTAGTGTTGGTGTTATGGTTTGATCAGCAGCGTTATCAATGATTGCTACCTTGATATTCTCTGACCAGAAACCTGGATTCTTAGCAGCGAAATACCAGTTGGTATCGTCTGCTTGGTTATTATTGTAATCCTCTAATCCTTCGAGTAGAAGAGTAGTGTTTGCCAAACCAACAGCAGCGTTTGCTGTATTGAGGTCACCACCTACACATCTTACTATGTCTAACTTACCACCGTATGATAAGAAATTTGATGCTGCATACCACGTTTCGTAGTGATAATCTGTGGTACCCACACCTGGTTTACCAAATATTTCAACTAATTCATTCTCATTGTTTACTCTGGTAATTTCGTTACAAGGTCCCTTTGCAAAGGGAGCAGCCAAACCACCAACAACATTCAGAGTAAAATCTACTCCGCCCCTTGTGAGGTCTACCTCTCTAACTGAAATACCTGGAGATGCAAGTCTTAATGCCATTCTAACTCCCTATGGGTCCTTCTTTTTAGACTGAAATTATTTATAAAAAAGTGCGATTATATCAATCTTGATTCATTGTTGACAATACTATTGCTTCTTTTCTTACCTAACTCATCCACGTCAACGTATGAAGAGTTGGGTTTCAATTGTAATAATTCCTCTGTCCACCATCTACATGATTCGATTCTGACAAAACTAATATTCCTCTTCTCTGCATCTCTCGCACACTCTTCAACATAGTGTTCATTGTAATTGAATATGATGTAGTGCCATGTGGTTTTGATTCCCATGGATGCACACCTTATCATCATATTATACAAAAATTTACCATCTTGATTCTTTCTGTATATGTGACTGTCCTCTGGTTTACCATCAATACCAAAGACCCACTCTACGTCATGACCTTTTGATATTTGAAATGCTTTAGTAAACCATGAACTCTTTCTCGCAGTTGCTGCTACATGAACCTGTATAGTTTTCTTTTTATCAACACACATCTGAAGAAACTCATGAAACTGTGGATGAAATTGAGGATCAGAGTGAGTGCCACAAAAAGTTATGCCTTGGAAGTAATCACTTATCACGTCCATCTCTTCCATTGACATGTGCTTACCTGGTACAGGTCCGCCTGTCACATAATTTTCAAATCCATTTAGACCATCTGTATATCTCTGTCGTGCACAACCTGCACATTTCAAAGAACAAAGATATGTGATGTCTAGATTGATACCATAAAATTTATCCACAATACCTATGACAAACAGGAGGGAGAGAATCAGGATCGTTCTTCACCCTGTCAAAAAAATCTCTCCACTCTTTAGATTGTAATACATCTTCTACAGTATTATCATATGAGATTCTAAATTTTTCATCCAATAATTCTTTGATGTATTCCTTGTTTGGATTATCATACCAACAACAGGGAAGCAACTCACCAGTTGCACTCCATCCTAAAAATTTATCTTCAAGACATCTGGGTTTCATACATGATATTCCCACATAAATGATCTGTCACCATACTCATCTGCTTTTTTCCATCTATCTCCTTCAGTATCCACCACATCGTCATCCTCAAGTCCATCAAGCACAAAACCAAATGGTGCCATGTCTTGTTCTATAGCATTCTTCTGTTCTTCGTATATACGTTTCCTTACATCTTGATCTGTCATCTCTTTGAAGTAATCTTGTGCCACTAACCATGAGAATATGACAAGACACATGGCAAGGTCATCATTACAACCTTCCTCTGCCTCGAATGACTGCTTCTTCTGTATGAATGTAGTCAACTCTGATATGATGTTGTAGTCACAAAATATAAGTTTGTCTTCTTCTATCAATGTCTTCAAGTTAGAGCAACCAACCTTTTTAGTAACTGTGCTCATCTTGACACCTAGTTGTGTCTTGACACCAGAGAATCCTGACCCCACTATCTGACCTGCTCTACCACGCATGGCAACCATGAGTAGGTTCTCATACTCAAGGTCATAGAATAGTATAGATGCTACTTGATCACCAATATCATTTACCTCACACAACACGTATGCATTATTATACGCTGTAGCCACATCATGTATGATAGATGGGAACAACATAGGTTTTACTTCGTTGTCTCTATACGTAGCGACTATCTTGTATGGGAACTCTGTGATATCTGCAACTATGAAAGCACTATAATCCTTTGATATACCTCTTGCTACGTCCACTGTCACGATATAATCTCGTTTCTCAAATGGTCTCTCGTATACAGAGAGTTTACCATTCTGTTCTATTGGTTGTTCATACACCAGTGACTTGAGTTTGGCAGCAGAGATAAGAGTATCAACAGATCCCAAGAACTCACACTCGAACTCAATAGCAAACTGTTGCTTGCTAGTGTTCTTGATAGTCTGTTCTTTCCACTTTGCATCTCTACCTGGCACTTCAGACCAGTGTACCTCAGTTGCAACATACTCATTCTGTCCACGCTCTGCATCATGCCACATTCGGTAGAAGTGATTCATACCGTGTGGAGTGGAAACTATTATAACCTTCGTAGATTTACCAGAAGATATAGTAGGATACACAGATGCAAAGAAGTCATCTGCTAAGTGATTTTGTACGAATGCAAATTCGTCTAAGAATATTATATTGAATGACATACCTCGAACAGCAGATGCAGAGGTACTTGCTGCTATGATTTTCGATCCGTTTTCGAGTTCCATGGATCCTTTGTTCCATGCGATGATGCCTTGCTGCATCCACCTCGGCAAGTTTTCGTACGCCAGTTGTAGTCTTCCGAGGAGATCTCTAGCAGTCGCTGCTTTATTAGCGAGGATTCCGATGTTGACGTTATCATTGAAGATTGCGTAATGGAGAAGATATGATACCACAGTTGTAGACTTTCCAGTCTGTCGTGGCATTTTACAAATATTAAATCTATTCTTATGAAAATTCTTTAGTAGTTTCTTTTGAAACTTGTACATGCTAAATGGAACAAGACCCTCATCCACGTTCACGATTCGTATGTGCTTCTCTGTGAAGTATACTGGGTCTGCTTTACACTTGAGGAATTCCTTTACATCTTCCTCTGTAAATTCTTGTTGTGTATTTGCTTTTTTTAGATTCGGATTACCAAGATAAATGTCACTCATAGAATCATAATTTGTTTAGATAGTCCTTGAATGTTATTTTAGATTCTTTCTTGAATGATGATGCACCAAAACCTGCTGTTGCACCACCTATTGCTGATGCTGCAGTCTTTTTCACTTTCTTAGCAACTCCACCAACAACATCTGCAGTTTTTTTAGTGACATCACCTGTGGTTTGTAAACCTTGTTTGATTCCCTCTTTCTTTTTATCAGTTACTTTGTCTATTGCCTTTAGTTTTCTCTCACCCCTTTTTGTTCTTGAATCATCAGTACCGTCAGGTTTGACATTAGACATGTCAGGTCTATTCTTCTTATCTTGTTGTATCTTCTTGTACTTAGCTTGGTCAGAACGATATCTATCCAAATCAACCTTACCAGTCTTTGGATCTTTATAACTTCTGATGTTAGGACGCTTGAATCTAAGATTCTTTGCAACTGGTTTGGTTACTTTACTACCTGCTTTGGCACCTGCTTTTGCTGCCTTTGCACCACCCTTTGTTACTGCTGCAACTCCTTTTGCAATTGCTTTACCTGTTACTGCTGCTGCTTTTCCTACAGCAGCAAGAGGTGCTGCTTCGTTTGTATTTTCCATGTGTTTATTTATCTTTGCCCATTTGCTTCAACATCTTCTGTAGATCAGAAGTGCTTCCTACAAACATAGCGTTAGTAACATTCTTAGGTCCTGATTTGTCTTCTTCTAAGTCTTTCATTTTTTTCTGTAGATCCACTAACTTATCAGTTGTGTCTGCAACGTGCTTGATCAACTGACCTGCTACTTCATATGCTCTAGGATGTTGAGAGTCTTGACATACATCAAGTATACCATTGACTGCTTCTTGTCCTTTCTCTACAAGATTATACAATTGAGCACGACTGTATTCATAATCCTTTGTAGGATCATCTTGGTCACTAGATTTGTTACTTAGTTTTCTTTTTTCACGAACTATTTCAGACTTCACATCTAGTGCTTTATCAATAGCATCATAAGAGTTTGACATGCTTTTCCAAATAATGACAGGGCAAATATTCGGAGTATTCGGTAGATTTTTTAATTATTTAGATATCACCACCTTGAACTGTGCTATATTCCAGTCCATCTACGTCAAAGAATGATTTACTTTCAGTGAAACCAAACTCATCACCCACCTCAATCAAAGCATTATCTTGCGAATCAACTTGAGATATACCGACACCAGAAAAATGTTCTGCCACCTTGGTTCCAAACTGTCCTCTCCGTACGAGTAAGTTAGTTCCATTGATCTCTCTAATCCTCATCACTTCAGAATCTATTTCGATGTATGTATTAGTGGATAATGATGCAGCAGATGATACAGATATCAGTGTTTGTTTCAAGTCTATAGCAGCAGTGATGGTAGTTGCAGTGTCATTATTATAATCTTTTACTGCTTGTGGTACGACAGTATATCTTTGTGCTCTTGGTGCTCTGATATTGGTAGAGTAATCGACTTGTACCTTCTTGATAATACCAGACTCGTCTGTAGGTACCTCAGAGTAGAAGTATGTTTTTGATATGAAATCAAGGTCATATTGTATGAATCTCCTACTAGAAAAATCACCCTCATACTCATCCACAAACGATACATTTGAAAGTGTAAAGGGTATATCTCTTTTTTCTTCCACACCCTCTAACATATTCACAGTAACGTTGAATGATGGTTGAAAGTGAGGTAGTATTTGTTCTAGTATTTGAAGAGAATCATCTTGTTGTTTAGTTGCAAAACTAAGTCTGAATCCTATTTCATATGGTACTGGAAGGAATACTTTTTTGTGTTTTGTTTTAGTAGAACCCTTACCTGTAAATTTTGTTATGGGTGAAGACTTGCGACTTGGATCGTATGCATAGGATGTGATTTCAAATGATATTCTAGGTAAAGATATGGCAACATTGTCATCAAAGTTTGCTTGTTGTTCTATCCTTGCAAGAAATCTTTGCATAGGTCCGTACGCTATTGGTACTTTGATTTGATTTATTGCTTTTCCATCAGCAGCAAATCTCTTAATTTTTATGTTGTTGAATAGAGTTCCGAAAGCAATAACAGTCTTTCTTATCGTCTCATTGTAGAAATAACTTCCTAACATTATACTTCACCAAATGGATTTTTTTCTGTAAAGTCTAAGATGCTTGTTGTGGATAGAGTTTGTATATCATCACCAGTTTCGTAAGCATCATCATCACTATAGTCGATACTATCTAGGGTGTATACAGCAGTGCCATATCCGACATTGACAATATTCTCACCCACTGCAAAGTCTCCAGATAGATTTCTTGCGAGTAAAGTATTTGTGGTAGTGTCCCACTTAGTTACAAACGCTGTTGTGAGCGATGATTCACCAGTGATTATTTCACCATACTTGAATGTACCACTTCCTATTGTGGATGCAGCACCAACGGTGATTATTGGGGCAACGGTATATCCATAACCTGCGTTTGTCACGGTGATTGCACTGACCTGATTAGTTGTGGTATTGATAGTCGCTGTAGCGATACCTGTAAATCCACCTGCAGGTGCATTGCTGAATGTGACGGTTGGTGGAGTGAAGTATCCTTGCCCAATAAAGTTGAGTGTAACAGGACCTATGACTCCTTCAGTACCCACTCCAGCTATCGCTGATGCTCCTGAACCTTTTCCATCTTCAGTTACAAATTGAACATCAGGTATGGTAGTATAACCTGCACCTGGATTTGTTATTTGAATACTTTCTACACGTAATGACTTGAAGTTACGTGTTCCTGTTGTTGATGTGATCGCCACAGCAGTAGCAGTGACTCCTCCTACAGGTGGTTCAATAATAATTCTTGGTGCATTAGTGTATCCTGTGCCACCACTTATAAGATCTATCTTATGAATACCACCATTGACTATACCTGCTGATGCTGTTGCTCTCGCACCTGCATCTCCAAGTATCATAGTGACATTGTAACCCTCATCATCAAAGTCATCGTCTATCTCATCAATACCAGTATCGATAACCTCGTCGCTGTACTCGAATGGTTCGCATGTGAGTTCATAGGTATAGGTATCTCTTAGCATGTAAAAGTTTTCAATATCATTTACATACTTGATCTCAAATATTATATCTCTAAGTGGGAAATACATAAGATCTCCCTCAAATGGTCTTGTTTGATCCTCTGCTCTTCCTGTAGGACCTACTGCTGCACCCTTCAACTTCCAGAGTAAAGGAGCAATGCTATTTGAATACCTATCTGAAGAGATGACAATCTTCATCTCTGCTGTAGATCTTACACCAAACTTGGTAAGTAAATTATATCCAGCGTCAAATCCTTCGTATGATGATATGTAACCTTCTATTGGAAATGATCTATCAAACCTAGAACTTGTAATTTCTCTCATCACACTAGAATCTTTTACAAGAACACGAGGCATGTAGATGAACTCAATGCCATGCATTCTTATCTGTTCATTAGTCAGTTCTTGTAAGAGAGTTTGCTCCCCCTTACTACCTTGTAAAAAGAACGGATTCAGTGCCATTATCCAATGAAGTCAAGTGGTGGTAATTCGTACTCGGTGCTCATCTGACCTTCGAGTTCTTTTATCTCTGCAACACCATCGTCGTATATCGCTCTACCATTCAACTCAATGCCACCTGGTAATTTGACTCCTTGAAACTTGATGAGATTTTGACCCCACTGTTTCTTCAACTTTGCTGTAAAGTATCTCTTGACCCACCTATCGTTGTATACCTTCGTGTACGATTCAGGATCTAATACTCTATAACACTCTATGATAAGATAATCATCCTCCTTCATACTACTATAGTCAGAGTCAATGTATAGTCTATTTTGTCTTCTGTTGAATCTTATCTGTTTGTCTGGATGTAATATAAAATCTATGTCCTCAAGATATCTCTTTGTCTGTGTGTAACTCAACAGTTCCATGGAACTGAAGTAGTATATCTCATTCAAAAATAACTGATATGTTATGTTGAACATGTTTGATGCTATCGCACGACTGTCAACCTTCCATACTTTCTCTATGCCTATGACTGCATCTGGTATTTGAATAAAGTTTGATGTCTCATCAAAGTCAAAAGTAGTAGCACCTATACCTGTGATGTTTACACTTGAACTTGTAGTGGTTGTAATACCAAGTGATGTCTCACGACCTTCTGCACTGGTTGCTTGTATGGTATCAGTAAAGTCTTTACTAATTTTATGTTTCAAATACATCTTCTCAACACCATCATAATGACGATCCTGATAAAGAGTTATAGTATCATCTAAATTATCTTCGATTTGTTCCTCAGAAACATTGATTTCGAGAACGGGAGCACCAAGTTGTCTCTTACCGTAATCTATGAGGTCTTGTCTAGAAGCGATTGCCATGTTCTTATTTATCGAGTGATAACAATATCAAAGTTGTCACCTGCAGTCAATCCTGTAGCAGGGTTGATGATTGTGACTGATGGACTACCTAACGTATAATCTGTACCAACCTCCATAAAGATACCATTGAGATATACTTGAGTGTTGTCAGCTGTGGTGCTTGTATCTGTTGCAGTAAATTTCGTTTGACCTTCATTAGCAGTGAAAAAATCTTCAGCGTTAGCATTCATTATACAGACTTCATCTCCAGCTTTCGCTGCTGTAGTAAGAACAATTGGAGATCCAGCAGTGTAATCTGTACCACGTCTTAGTAACACACCGTTTAGATAGCAGTGAAATTTATTTTGTGCAGCTTGTTCACCTGTGATTGTAAATGTGGTATCACCTTGTGATGCTGTAAATTGTCTTTCATCTACGGTGTATCCATAACCTACTTTTGTAACAACTCTTGTTCCTACATCAAGTCCACTGTTGAATACAATCTGTTGAGTGCCAGATAATTGGAAGTCGAATGATGCACCTGCACCTACTCTTGCTCTGACACCATTGAAGAATACTTCAACAGGATATGTCTTTGTACCATCATTATGTAAGTTTGGTAATGTAAATGTAGTCTGACCTGCTGTAGCAGTATAAGCGTTTTGAGATATGGTTGTCGCTGTACCTGATCCACTTTCTGCTGTAACGAATGAGAGCGTACCAGCTCCATCCGTAGCAAGCACCTGCCCATTACTCCCATCGTCTTCAATAAGTGGGAAGGTGAATCCACCTATGGTAGATAAACCAACTGTGTTGATTTGGTTTATCTTTGCTACGTTGAGAGTCTTTGTGGATGGGTTGTAGTTATATGTTGAGTCTACTCTTATAAATCTATTTCCAGTCGATCCAGATACAAATGTAGGGAATCTTGTATTGTTTGTGCTATCAGCAGAGACACCAACAGATGCAGCAGCACCAGCTGAGATTGCTCCCACATTGATCCACTTAGTATCCGTTCCGTCAGATGATAATAATTGTCCATTAGAACCAAATCCACCATCACCATCGAGCACCTGTGCTCCAAACTTTACGTTGCCACTGAAAGTTGTGACACCTGATACACTTACATTGTCTAGATTAG